GCGATTCCCGCCAGCCGTTTCCTTTTGGAGTAGCTCTAGTGATTGTCAAAGTCGGCGGGACAGAGGTGGACATTCGCGTCGAAGCTGTGCTCTCGATGCCGCGACTGTCGTTTACCAGCAATCATTTCGCTTGGGCGCAGGCTCTAATGCCGCTTGGTATCCGCCCGACGATGGGCACTGGCGCGTTCTGGAGCCAAGTGAATACCCGCATTTTTGAGCAGTTCGTCGATAAGTGCGAGTACCTGCTCACCATCGACTACGACACATTCTTCACCAAGGCCGACGTCGAGCATCTGTTCGCGATGGCTCTGACTTTCCAGTGCGATGCGATCACGGGATTGCAGACCAAGCGAGAGGACGGTCGCCCGATGCTGACGCTCAAAGGCACGCTCGATAATCCGCCGTCTAGCGGCAGTTCCTCGGTGCCCGCAGATTGGTTTGCCGAGCCGGTGCAGGAAGTGGACTCTGCCCACTTTGGCCTGACGGTCATTTCGACGGCTGCGTTGAAGCGGTGCAAGAAACCGTGGTTCTGGAGCAAGCCCGGCCCAGACGATTCGTGGAACGAAGGCCGCGTCGATGATGATATCTACTACTGGAAAAATTGGCGGGAGAGTGGCAATCGTGTCTTCATCTCGCCGCGTGTCGTGCTGGGCCACGGCGAGTACGTCGTCACATGGCCGGGGAAGAATTTGCAGTCGCCCGTGTTCCAGTGGACGACTGACTTCACGACCAAGCTCACCCGCCCCGACACTGCATGGAGTGTGCCGCAATCATGAAAATCAAGTTCACTGCCAACTACTCGACGTATCGCCCAGGCGACGTGACCGAGTGCGACAGCGATGTAGCTCAGCGGCTGATTGCCGAGGGGCGTGCGATCCCCGAGAAACAGATCGACCTGATCGAGACGGCGAGCGTTGAGCCAGGCGGCGAGTCTGCCGACCTCACGCCGCGCCGCCGGAAAGGGAACTGATGGACTACCCACGGCCGGTGTATGACGGCAAGCCCATGCGGTATCGCAGCGTGCGAACGCTGACGCAGCCGGTGGTCGAGCCTGTGTCTCTGGCAGAGGCGAAGGCACACTGCCGCATTGATTCTGACGCCGACGATTTCTACGTCGTCTCGCTCATCACGGCGGCTCGCGAGTGGGTCGAGACGTACATGGACGAGGCGTTGATTCATCAGCAACTCGTCATGCGGCTCGACGGGTTTCCCGCAGAGATTGAACTGCCTCGCCCGCCGATGGCGACGTCTGGCACGGCGACGGCTGTCAGCGTGACGTTCACGTCTGATGTGTCGGGGGCGACCGCTGCCCTGTCGTCATCGACCTATCGCGTTGACCGCGACACGAGGCCCGGCGTGATCCGCAACACCTACGGCGGGGCGTGGCCGGGTCACTTGACCGACTACAACTCTGTCACCGTGACATGGTGGGCTGGGCGTGGCGAGTCTGGTGCAAGCGTGCCGCAAGGCATTCGCAACGCGATCTTGATGCTCGTCGGGCATTTTTACGAGCGTCGGCTTGCTGCCGACAGCGGCTCTCTCAACGACATTCCGTATGGCGTCAAAGCACTGCTCGATGCGCAACGCTGGGGATCGTACCGATGATTGACCCCGGCAAACTCCGCGAGCGGGTGACGGTGCAAGTCGCCAGCGGCGTGACCAACTCCGTTGGCGAAATAGTGATGACGTGGTCTGACTCGTCTGCTGTGTGGGCCAGCGTCGATGGAGTGTCGGCCCGCGAGCAGTTGCTCTCTGGGCAGAGCCAAGTAGCAATTAGCCACCGCGTGCGGATGCGGTATCTGCCGGGACTCACGCAGTCGCACCGCCTTTCGTGGCAGTCTCGCACGCTGGAGATCGTGAGCCTGCTGGAACACAACAACCGCAGCGAGCATGAAGTCATCTGTCAGGAGAACGTCTGATGGCTACAGCAGGCATCGTCATCACCGCAGACTTCCCCGAACTCAAGGCAGTCGGCGATGCAATCCGCAACCTCGGCGACAAGCGGTTCACCGCTGTCGCTCTCAAGGATGCCCTCCAAAAGGCGATACTGCCTGCCGAGACGAGGCTGCGGGAACTGACCCCCATCGGCCCGACGGGCAATCTCAAGGCCGCTGTGATGTCCCTGGCGAAGGCGTACACCAAGAACGGCAACGCGGTTGGGTTGATCGGCTACCGTGCTACCGGCAAGCGTGGCTCGGAGAGTGCAGCGGGCGGCAAGGTGCGTGTTTCGTCTGGCAAGGTGGGCGACCGTGCATATCACCAATGGCTCATTGAGTACGGCACCAGAGCACGCATCGTCAGCAAGTTCAGCAACACGCCCTACCAGCGAAAAAGCCCCTCGGTGCCGTTCGTGCGAACACGAATGGGCCAGCAGGAGGTGGTGCGAGGCAAGGGCATCGTCCACGCCGTCAAGGGGCAGAACGCCTATATCGCATCGAGCTACAAATCCCTTGGCCCGTTCCAGATGGTCAAGAGACGTGGCGGCGGGTTCACGACAGATCCGCCAACGCCGGCCGCGTATTTCAAAAAGTCACCCAACCCCATCGTGATTCCGCCTTCGCCCGAGGGCGGCGTGGCGGGGCAGCCGCCAATCCGCACGGCTTTCCAGCAAACGCAGGCCCAGGTGGCTGCGATCCTGCAGCAGGAGCTACGGATCTCGCTGGAGCGTGCCCTGTCTGCGCTCACCTACAGTGCCACTGGCACGATCTCGGGAGTCTGACGAATGGCATTCAAGTCACCCGAGGCTGTCATCCGCAACCGGCTCATCACGACAGCCGCTGTGACGGCACTGGTATCGACCAGAATCTACCCCGTCATCGCCCCTGCCACTGCGGCCCTGCCGTTTATCACATGGCGACGGTTGGCCGTGACGCGACAGCAATCGCTTGCCGGGCCGATAGGCGTGCCGACAGTAAACTTGTCGGTCGATATTTTCGCGGAGACCTACGAATCTGCCCGAGATATTGCGGACAAGTGCCGGGCGTCTCTGGATGGGTGGGGAGGCACTTTCGACAATACAACTGTGAGCAACGTGTCGCTTGATAACGAGAGCGACGGGTTCGCGCAACTCGCCGGTGGCGACCTCCCGCCGGTCTACACCGTTCAGCAGCTTTACGGCATCCTCTGGCAGGAGTAACTAGCTATGGCGATTACGCCTCATGATTCGACCGGCACAGTGTTCACGTTCGCGGGCAGCGGCTACACGGTCACGAACATCGTCTACAACCTTGCTGATCCAGCGACCGACAACACCATCGACGTGTCACACCTCGGCCAAACTGCTGGCAGTGCTGTGCTGACGCAGGATCGCCCGCTGACCGGCAATGCAACGGATACGGGGCGGCAGGTGACGATTGAGTATCTCGGCAAGGGAATTCTCGCCGACGCATCAACCGGCACGCTTGTCATCACTCACGCCGGCACTTCCTTTCTGAGTGCCGCGTCAACTGTCGTTTCCTCGTCTGTGACGTTCGCTGCGAACGATGTGATCAAGGGCACGGCGGTATTCAAGGTCGCTCGCTGATAGCGTGACGGAGGCACCCCGTCATGGCGAATTACGCTGCCGGTGTGACCGTGACGTGGAACAGCGTTGCGTTCACGGAAGTCGTTGATCTCAAGGTGCTGCACGGCGGCGATCTGCCGATCTCTCGCGGCGGCAACGGCTCGCCGTTTGCGCTTGACCTTGGCACTATAGATGTAGTGTGCCTGGGCACTGCGAACTGCGCGCTGACCAACTACGGCAAGCGTGCCACGTTTCAAGTCACCGGGCCGGGCGTCGTGTTTACGCACAAGGCGATCTTCCAGCGACTTGCGGTCGAGAAGAAGGTCAACGATGTGCAGCGGCACACGGTAACGCTCCGCTTTTCACCATCGTAGGAGTTTCTGTATGGCACTGACGGCAGAGCAGATTTTGGCGGCTGACGATCTTGGGCTGAAGCAAGTCCCGGTTCGCGAATGGAACGGCGAAGTGTTCATCCGCATGATGAGCGTCGGCGAGCGGGATGCGTATGAGCGTCTTTGGATCGGCAAGCGAGAGACGGGCGTCGATAACTTCCGCACGGAGTACCTCGCCCGCGTGCTGTGCGACGAGAAAGGGCAATTGCTCTTTACCCGTGAACAGGTCAGCGCGTTGGCAAATAAGTCTGGCGCAGTGATGGGGCGGCTCTTTGATGAGGCTCTCGCGCATAACAACATGACGGAGGCGGATGTTGAGCAGTTGGGAAAAGTCTAGGCGTCTCGCCGACGCGACGATTCATGTTCGCGTTAGCGGGGCACCTTGGCATGACAGTCGGCGAATTGTCTCGCCGCATGGATTCGCGGGAGTTGACTGAGTGGATGGCGTACACGCGCTACTACCAAGCTCTCCCCGATCCGTGGCGGCAGACAGGTCTTGAGGTAAGTGCGATGCTCGCGCCGCACTCACCGAGAGGCAAGTGCCCGAGTGCCGATGATTTCAATCCGATTGAAAAAGCCCCACAGCATGGCGATCAGATGCTGACACAGATTCGTGCCTTGCAAGCAGCGCTAGGTGGAAGCTAATGGCGAACATCGTCGGGCTAGCACTGAAGGTCACTGGTGACGCAAGTGGACTTGCCAAAAGTCTTACGCCGGTTGATCGTGCTCTCGACAAGCTTGCCGCCCAGGCTGAGAAGGCCACGAATGTTTTCACCCCGTTTGCTGAAAAGACTGCGGCGGCGGGCAAGGCACAGGAAGAGTTTGCCGCGAAGTTTTCATCGCTCGCAGACCAGTTGCGGGATAACGTGATCGGGCCGCAGGAGTATGCCGCTGCATTCGGGCAGTTGACCGAAGAGGCTAAGGCGACAGCGGCTGCGTTTGAAGAAGGGCTTCGCATCACTGAGCAAGTCCGCACGGCCGAAGAGCGACGGGCGACAGAGCTAGAGAAGATTGAGCGGCTCTTATCGCAAGGTGCGATTTCAGAAGAGACTGCCGGGCGTGCTCGCGACAAGATCACGGGCGCGAGCGAAGCGGCGGCTGCGGCCGAGCAGGAGTTCTCTAGAGCCAAGGAGCAGGCGGCCAAGATCATTGAGGCCAGCCTAACGGCCACAGAGCGAGCCCAGCGGTCTTACGATGCCGCCATTGCCACGGCTCAAGACTTAGAGCGACGTGGCCTGCTGACAAAGGAACAACTGAACGCCGAGATCCGGCGGCAAGCTGACTTGTTTGCCAAGGCCGCCGTGCAGGCTGGCAAGTACGCAGGCGACGTCGAAAAGGCTGGCAACGCCGGGCTGAAGTTCAATGAACTGTCGGGAATCCTCGGGCTACTTCCGGGGCAGATCGGTGGCGTGGCGAGTCGGCTCAGTTCGTTCGCGTCGGCAGGCGAAGGCATACAGAAGCTCTTCGCGGGCGGCGTAACAAATGCGGTCACGAGCTTGGGTAGCTCGCTCGCTGGGCTCGTCAATCCGTTCTCGCTGGCAGCTGCTGGGATCGTAGGCATCGGGGCTGCTGCATCAGCCGTCGTTTCTGGTCTGTCGCGGCTAGAAGACCGTGTCGAAAATCTTGGCAACACAGCAGACAAGCTCGGCTTGTCGTTTGAGTTCATCCAGACTCTTGAGGAAGCAGCAAACAGATCCGGCACGAGCATCGACGCCGTGAGTGCTGCGTTCGGCAGGCTGCAAAGGAGCGTCTTGGGAGTTGACGAGGAGAGCAAGGCAGCACAGAAGGCACTGCAAGACATTGGCGTGACTTCCGAGCAGCTTGCGGCCTTGAATCCAGAGGAACAATATAGGCTGATCGGCGAAGAGTTGCGAGGCATTGAAGACCCTGCGAAGCGGACGGCGGCAGCCGTGGCGTTGTTTGGCAGGGCCGGATCAGATTTGATCCCGTTCTTCAACAACTTGGCCGGTGCTGCTGTTGACGTGGAGCGATTCAACGGCCAGTTGAGCAGCGTTGACCGCACTCGCATTGACGGGCTCGGTGCATCTTTTGATGCGGTTCGCGTATCGCTTACTGGTGTCAGCAATGAACTGCTGACGCCGTTCATCGGCATCACGCAGAGCCTAGGCGATGGGCTGTCGTCGGCCATAGCGACGTTTGGCAGGAACATCGGTGCCGTCCTCGACATCTTTTCCCCGCTCACAAGCATCGTCGGCGTGGCCGGCAATCTGTTTCTCCAGTTCGGCGCGACTCTCGGCAACATAGTGGGAACCGTGCTTGAGCCTTTTGCCGCATCCGGTCGGCTTGTAAGCGGCGCAATCGACGCAATGAGCCGATCACTCACTGCTGTCTTTGGCTCGGTCAATGACGCTGTGATCGGATTCCGAGAGTTCTTCAAGTTTGAAGGCGTCGCCCTCCAGTTTGCCGCAGCGTTTGACGCTATTGGCGAGACGCTCGGCCGCGTCGGTGCGATTGCGTCACGCTTCGCGGAGGTTACGGGCGAGGCTATTGGCCGCGTAGCCACCATAATCGGCAGCGGCGTGTCTCAATTCCTTGAGTTCACTGGGCTTGGTGCGGCTGTGTCTGGATTTGCTGATGGTGTTGTCGCTGCATTCGGCGGACTGTGGGAAGGCATCAAGACAGTAGTGGGCCAGGTGGGCGGGTTCATTGAGCAAGTGCTGAAATTCGCCGAGGATTGGCTCGGGATCGTTCCTGAGATTGAGCAGCCCGTCGAGGCCACGGTGGAGTTCACTGGCGGCGGCGCGATTGAGGAACTGCTAAAGGAAAGCAAAGATCTGCAAAAGACGCTTGACGACATCACCGGAAGCGTCAGTAAGGCGATTGACGAGTCGGCGAAGTTCGGGCAAGCCGGATTTGACGCGGCACTCCAGTACCAAGAAGCAGTTGATGACTTGAAGGAGAAGCTAGACGCCGGGCTGTTCAACGAGGAGACGTTCCGTCGCGAGGCCGCACGGGCTGGCGAGGTTTTCAAGTCGGAACTAAACCGCATCGAAGAGGATGCGAGGCTCGACATCCAGATTTCCGAAGAGACGCAAAGGACGCTCGACGGCCTGCAGGACAAAATCAACAGAGTTGCCGAGGATGCTACGCGGTTCGGGGAGTCTGGCTTTGAAGCTGCAGCGCAGTTTCAAGCCAAGCTACGCGAGCTTGGGCAGCAGTTTGAGGACGGCAGGATCAACGCCGCTTCGCTGGCCGCGGAGACGGCGAAGGCGACCGCCGAATACGACAAGCAGGTCGCCGGTTTTGAGGCGATTGACGAACTACAGAAGTCGATCCTCAAGGCCGATCAAGACCGCGTGGCGGCCCTGCTTGCCCAGAACAACGCGACGACAGAGCTAGAGCAGAATCAGGCTGCGGTGCAGCGAGAGCAGTTGCGGCTTGAGGAAGAAATTCGCAGGCAGCGTGAGGCGAACAATGTGTTTGCCGCCGACGCGGCAACGGCCCGTCTGGCACAACTCGACCAAGAGGCGGCGAAGCTGGAGGATATTCAGCAGGCCATTGACCAAGGTTTCTCCGAGGGCTTTAAGAAAACTTTTGAAGCGACGGCGAAGAGCATCGACACTCTCAGCGAAAAGGCTGAGCAGTTTGGCAACGTCGGTGCGTTGGCCGCTGAAGCTCTTCGCCTGGGAGTCGAGCGCGCCCAGAACCAAGCCCGCGACGGCATCTTGTCGCAGGACACCTACAACCAAGAAGTCGCCCGCCAGCAGGACTTGTTCGACCAGCGTCTTGCTGCCGCTCAGCGCGTGGAGGATTTTCTTGCCAACACACTGGGGCAGCGAAACAAGGCCGAGCTAGAAGCCGTCGCGAAGCTGGAGGAGCGGAAGAAGCAGGCAGAGGTGAACGTGCAGGCGATCCAAGCAAGGATCGCAGACGAAGAGCAGAAGCGTGCCAACACGACTAACCTAAGTGAGCGACGAGCGGCAACGCAGCGGATAGCGGCCCTTCGGCAGGCAGAGCGTATTGAGAGTGGTATCGCTAAGGGGCGTAACGACGTCGCCCTTAACCAAGCCTCTGGTCTCACTAGCGGCTTACGGCAGGCCCAGCAGTTTCAAAGCCGAATCACTCAGGCAAACGATAGCTTCTTGCGGGCGTTCTCTGGCACCTATGCAACGGCGAATGCTTCGCTCAACGCTGCCAACGCCGTCGCCGCCGAGCTAGCTCGTCAGCAGGAGTTGAGCCGACCCGTCGCCGGTTCGGTTTCGACGGCTGACATTCGCACTGCCGAGGGTGCAGCGTTGGTGCTGGGCCTCGGGGCGTCGGCGCAAGACCCCAATCTGATCGAGGCGAGACTCCAGACGAAGCAACTGGCGGGCATTCGCACGGCGATCAACAACGCCGTGTCTGGCTACGTCGGCACTGTTGCGGAGATTTTCTAATGTCAGTTTCATCGTTTCGCGAACTTGGCAGAACGCTAGAAGGCGAGGTCGGCGGCACGACTGTCGCAAAGCGGCGGTTTGTCGTGATCCTCGACGATAACGTGACAGTCACGCCCACGGCAAATCTGGCCGTCATCAACGCTGTTGGAGGTGGTACGTGGGGCGTGCGGCATCCTGAGTTTTCATTCCTCGGCCTGCGAAAGGCGACGATGAACGAAAACTTTGGCGACAACCCATACCACGTCGAGGTGACTCTTGAGTACGGCGTGATTTCGTCCAATCTGTTTTTTTCTCCGGTTTCTCGTCCTGCCGAGTGGGTGTTTGAAGCGGTGGCCGGCGATCAGCTTCCCGCCCTATTTTTCTTTGACGGATCAACGAAGAGGCCGCTGACGAACTCTGCTTACGACTTCTTTGAAGGGCTGACTGTTCCTGAGTCTCTGACTCGGGTGACGATCAAGAAAAACTTTTCAAGCCGACCTACCGCAATCATTAACTCATTTGGTTTTCTCAACAGCGACGTCTTCAGCGGCGCGGCAGCAAATCACTGCAAGCACGAAGGCAGCAAGGTCGAGAAGGTCGAAGAGCTATGGGGCAACGTGCGATACAGCTACTGGCGCGCCGAGTCGCAAGTGTTGTTCCGGCCAAGCGGCTGGAATCTACAACTGCCAGACGTCGGGTTCAACTTTATCGCTGGCGGGCAGAAGCGACGGGCAATGGTGTTTGATTTTGAAAATTCCGAGTGGGTTCCGAGTCCCAATCCGGTGGGCCTCGACGGCAGCGGAGCGTTGAGCGGCGGCTACCCTGCGATTCTTGAGCGACGAGTGCTCCCTCAAGTGTCATTTTCGGGGCTGTTTGGCAATCCGCCAGCGTGATTCTGCCAGAGCAGCATACACAAAACGTAGAGTGAAACTATGGCCGACCAGACATACGAAATCCTGCCTGCCGAGCTTGACCTCGCGTTCGTCAAGGGCGACGAGTTCGGGATGGTTCTCGCGGTCAATGCGACCGACCTCACGGGCTATGCATACGACACGAAAATCTACAGCCTCACTACCGTTGAGGTGGGAGGTGGCCTTGGCGCAGGCGTGGCTTCGGCCGCTGGCGAGACGGTCGTGGCGTTCACAGTAACGCCTGTCGCTCTTACCGCCGGGCAGGTCAATCTGTCTCTGACAGAGATACAGACAGGCGCGTTGACCGCTGGAGCGGAATACCGCTGGTGGTTTAAGACGATCACGCCGGGCAACGTAACGCGAACGATCCTATCTGGTGACGTCAGCGTGAGGGTTCCCTAATGTCTGTCGTCGTGAATGTCGTCGGCGAGACTGCTGTCAGCGTCAGTGTCGCGGCATCCACTGGAGCCAGCGTCAGCGTTGCCGCGTCCACCGGAGCCAGCGTTGTCGCATCTGGCGGCATCGGCCCGGCTGGATTCCTGACTGTGCCCGGCACGTCCACACTCGCATTCGGCACGTTTCAACTTGCTGCTGGCGACGGCATCACAGTCAGCACCGCCAACGGGCAGTTTTTGATCTCGTCCTATTCAGGCACTGCTGTGTCGAGCCTCGCCCCTGTGCAGAGTGTGGCGGGCCGCACTGGAGCCGTCGTCCTCCAGGCGAGCGACGTAACGGCGGGCACGTTTGCAATCAGTCGGATTCCTACGATTGGCTACACCGCCCTGTCTGGCATTCCGACGGCATTCATGCCCGCAAGCCACACCCACGACGCCAGCGACGTTGCCTCGGGCACACTGTCGATCGCTCGCATCCCGACGATCTCGTACACGGCCCTGAGCAACACGCCGACGACGTTCAGCCCCGGCGTCCATACTCACTCCACCACAGACGTCGCGGCATTCACTGCTGCTGCATCTGCGGCAGCCCCGGTTCAGAGCGTGGCGGGCCGTAGCGGGGCGATTTCGCTGACGACTGCTGACGTTGCCGGGCTGGCGGCCATTGCCACCAGCGGGTCGTATACGAGCCTGCAGGGCGTGCCAGCCACGTTCGCACCGGCCACACACACGCATTCGTTGTCGAACCTGACGCAGTCCTCGGCAACTGCTGGACAGGTGCCGACGTGGAACGGATCGGCATGGGCACCGGCAACACCCAGCAACGCAGGCCTCGACGAGAACGCGGCGATTGACGGTGGTTTTTTTACCGGGCCGGTTGCCATCACCATCACGCAGCAGCCGACCAACCAGACTGCGGCATCCGGGGCTGCCACGTTCTCGGTGGCGGCGACAGTTTCCCCAAGCGGCTCGCCGACATACCAATGGCAGCGAGGCGTAGCTGGCGCATTCTCTGTCACGCAGCGCACGCTGCCTGCGTCTGCGGCGTGGAACGGGGTTGCCTACGGCAACGGCACGTTCATCGCCGTGGGTGGCAGCGCTGGTGCGACAAGCCCAGACGGCATTACTTGGACGCAAAGGACGCTGCCCGTCGTAGCTAATGGCGGCAGCTGGTGGGCTGTCGCGTTTGGTGGCAGCAGATTCGTCGCCACTTCGTACAGCCGAGTTACAGCCGCGACCAGCACAGACGGAATTAATTGGACGACGACGACGATGCCGCAAAGTGCGATTTGGGAAGGCATCGCATACGGCAGCGGCGTGTTTGTCGCTCTGGCATCCGGCAGCAATGTTGCAGCAACTAGCACCGATGGCATAACGTGGACGCAGCGCACGCTGCCTGCGTCCTCGACGTGGAAGAGCGTTGCGTTTGGCGGCGGCACGTTTGTGGCTGTTGCATACGCGGCAGACAGCACACTTGCGGCGACCAGCACCGACGGAATTACGTGGACGCAGAGGACACTGCCTGCGGCGGGCTGGGTTGCCGTTGCCTACGGAAATGGCGTGTTCGTCGCTCTGGCTAGCGACAGCGCAATCGCGGCGACCAGCGCAGACGGCATCACATGGACTCAGAGGACGCTGCCTGTGTCCGCAGGTTGGTATAGCCTGACCTTTGGCGGCGGCACGTTCCTAGCCACGACGTTTGTCGGCACAATCGCAGCGACCAGCACCGACGGCATTACGTGGACTCAGCGCACGCTGCCTTCGAACCCTGATTGGTGGGGCGTGGCCTACGGCGATGGCAAGTTCGTCGCCGTGGAGTACACCAGCTCAAGGGCCGTGACAATTCAGTTGGACGGCCAGGCCGCGTTTGACATTATCGCCGGCGCGACATCCGCAAGCCTAGCCCTGACTAGCCTCACAGCGGGCAACAACGCCGATCAGTATCGTGCCCTCGTCTCTGCAACTAATGCGCAAAGCGTTCTCAGCAACGCGGCCACACTCACAGTCACTTGAGGTGAACGATGCCAAATGAAATCAAGTTGCGCCGCTCCTACGCTGTCGGTGCCGTACCAACAGCAAACGAGCTTGCCACGCACGAATGCTGTGTTAACTGGGCAGATCGCAAGCTGTTTGTGAAGAACACGGCCGGCCAGATTGTCACCGTGACGCTTGGTGGCGGCGGCTCCGCGAACATCGTCGAAGCAGCGACCACGGCGGGGTTCCCCGCAGTCGGGGCCAGCGGCACGCTGTACATCGCCACTGACACGAGTCGAGAGTTTCGGTTCGATTCGTCTGGAGTCTATGTCGAGATCGGTAACTAGAGGTCATCATGCCATTCTCATTCCCAAGCAACCCGTCAATCGGCGCGACCAGCACGCAAAACGGGCGAGAGTATCGTTACGCAGGCGGCAACGTGTGGGAACTTGCTGCGAGTGGTGGCGGCAGTGCCGCCTTACGCACGTTCTCAGTCACCAACAGCGGCAGCGGGGCGTATCTCATCGACGGCAGTTCAAACTCGACGCTGACGCTTGAGCGCGGGCAAACATACGACTTCGTGGTCAACGCTTCTGGTCATCCGTTTCATTTTCAAACAGTGCCGCAGCCGTATAGCTTGGGCAACCTCTACACGACCGGCGTTACAAACGGCGGCACAGCGTCAGGCACGATCCGGTTTGTCGTGCCATACGACGCACCGGCAACGCTTTATTACGTCTGCCAGTTCCACGGCAGCATGGGCGGCACTGTCAACGTAGTGAGCGCAAACGAAGACCTGATCCTGCGTTCGTTGTTCACGCCTTCTGCACCCACTGGACTCACGGCAACGGCTGGCAACGCACAGGCAACGCTCTCGTGGACGGCACCGACCGGCGTTATATCGCAGGCACCAGTCTCAGACTACCGGGAGCAATACAGCAC